TTTAAGGGGGATTAGGTAATGGCTATTTCTCGCGCACAGTTGGCGAAGGAACTTGAGCCGGGGCTTAACGCTCTCTTTGGACTTGAGTATGATCGCTATGAGCAGGAACACGCTGAAATCTTTGAAGAAGAGACTTCAGATCGTGCTTTCGAAGAAGAAGTGATGCTGTCTGGCTTCGGTACTGCACCGGTTAAGTCAGAGGGTGGTGCTATTTCGTTTGATGACGCGCAGGAGACATTTACTGCACGTTATACTCACGAGACAATTGCACTGGCGTTTTCGATCACCGAAGAGGCGATTGAAGACAACCTGTATGACCGCCTTGCTTCTCGTTACACCCGTGCTTTGGCACGATCCATGTCAACCACTAAGCAGATTAAGGCCGCTTCAATTTTGAACAACGCCTTTAGCACCGGCTCTCCTGTTGGAGATGGTGCCGCTCTCTGCTCATCTTCACACCCGTCCTTGTCAGGAAACCAGCGTAACCTCCTGTCAACTGCCGCTGATCTCAACGAGACTTCTCTTGAGCAGATGCTGATTGACATTGCTGGTTTTACCGATGAGCGTGGTCTGAAGATCGCGGTACGTGGTATGAAGATGATTATCCCGAAAGAACTGCAATTTATTGCAGAGCGGGTAATCAACTCCAACCTGCGTCCGGGGACGGCTGACAATGACCTCAACGCAACCAAGTCTATGGGTATGCTCCCAGATGGCGCGGTAGTTAACCATTTCTTGACCGATACAGATGCGTTCTTCATTAAGACTGACGCACCTAACGGCTTCAAGATGTTTAACAGAAGCCCCATCAAGACTGCAATGGAAGGGGACTTCGATACTGGCAACATGCGCTTCAAGGCGCGTGAGCGTTACAGTTTCGGTGTTTCCGATTGGCGTTGTGTCTTCGGCACACCGGGTGCCTAAAAACAAAGCCGCCTTCGGGCGGCTTTTTTTGTTCCACGTGGAACATTTATGTTAGTATAAATTTTTCCTGACAGTCTCATCCCGAGGCTGACACTGGCCACGACAGGAGAACCTCATGGCTAATACTACGTTCAACGGTCCCGTCCGTTCTGAAAACGGGTTTCAAGATATCACCAAAAACGGCACTACCGGCGCTGTAACCAGCACCATGACGCTCTCTACTTATGAGGCGACCATAACGGTAGCTGACGGTGCTACCACAGGTAAAGAATCCGCAATTGGTATCCCAGACAACTTTATTCCTATGGGCGTTACAATTGCTGTGACTACAGCCTCCTCAAACTCTGTCACGCTTAATGACATTGGCACGGACGCAGACACCGACGGCTTTGTTGATGGTATTTCTGCCGCTGTCAATTCTACAGGTTTTAAAGGGTTTTTCCCCTGTAACGGTGTTCTTGGCATGTCTGGTGGAACAACCACTGCCGCTACGGGCACAGCAGATGAGGTTGAAATTGTTCTTTCGGGTGATCCCGGTGGTGACACAGTGATTGTTTTGAAGTTCTTTGGAATATCTAGCTCTTCAGACGCATCATAACGGGAGGTCACCATGGCCAATTCAGACGTAAGGTCAAAACGTCTGACCGGAACAGGCTCTGCTGGTGTGGGGCCTGCTCGTATTCGTCAGATTCAAGTTTTTTCTGCTTCTGGTACGCCAAGGCTAACTGTTACCGATGGTAATGGCGGCAGTACGGTACTGGATTTAGATTTTTCTGCGAGTGAAACACACTCCGTTAACATCCCTGATGAAGGTATCAAGGTGTCTGATATTTATGTCAGTGTCTTGACCAACATCACAGCAATTACGGTGTTTTTTAGCTAATGGCTACTACCAAAGACGTGAAAAGACTTCCTTCAGGTCGTTTGAGCTACCGAGGAGAAACTTTTTCTGGCTATAACAAGCCAAAAAAGACTCCCGGTAAGTCAAAGAAAAGTGCGGTTTTGGCTAAAAAAGGCAATGAAGTAAAGCTTGTTCGTTTTGGTGACCCTAACATGTCGATTAAAAAGTCACAGCCGGGTCGTAGAAGTAATTTTAGAGCGCGGCACAACTGTGATACCGCAAAAGATAAATTTACCGCTAGGTACTGGTCATGTAAAGCGTGGTAGCCATGGCAACGGAAGACGTTTTATCTAGGTTGGAAAAACATGAAGCTGAATGTGCCTTACGGTATGAAAGAATTGAGGAGCGTTTAGATAACCAAAAAAAATCTTTAGATCGTTTGGATATAAAGATTTGGGGTATAGCTCTTTTAATTATAACTACACCTGTAATTAATAGGTTTGTGGGGTAATTATGGCTTCTAAAGACAAAATGAAAGGGCTAACCTACCTGCGAAAGGGCGGTTCTGCTTCAAAAAAAAGTAAAGGCAGTAAAATTTGTCCTGAAGGAAAAGCGTGGGCAAAGCGTACTTTTGACACATACCCCTCTGCTTACGCTAATTTGGCGGCCAGTAAATACTGTAAAGATCCTAATTACGCCAAAAAATCTAAAGGCGGCAAAAGGAAAGGCCGTTAATGGGTGAACTTAAAAAATGGCTGGATCAAGATTGGGTCCGTATCGACAGCAGTGGCAACATTGTTGGGAAATGCGGCACGTCCAAAAATAAAAAGCGCCCGGATCGTTGCCTACCTCGTTCTAAAGCAAACAGTTTGAGCAAATCAGAACGTGCCGCCACCGCTCGTAAAAAGAAAAAAGAGGGCGCAAAAGGTAAAAAAGTTGTGTCAAACACTAAAGCGGCTAAGGTCAAAATGGCGGCTAATGGCGGTGAAATACGCAAAAATCATCGTGGCTGTGGTGCAGTCATGTCTGAACGTCGTAAAAGAACTCGTTATACATAGGAGAAGTAAAATGGCTGGTAGTAGAGTTAATTTAGGTAACGGTGCCCCTAGAGGCAGTGCCGGTAAAAAGCCCAAAGGCACCGCTATGAAAAAAGCCAAGGGCGGCGCGGCGATGAAGCCTGCGATGCCTCCCGGCGGCATGAAAGGCGGCGGCGCGGCCAAAAAAGCCAAGGGTGATTCTATGATGAAGCCTTCCGGCGGCATGAAAAACGGTGGCGCTGTCAAAAAAGCCAAGGGTGGCGCACTGATGAAGAAAAAGAAGCCGCCGATGGACCCATGATTAGTGGCCCATCTGATAAGTAACATCCCGTATTTTAAATGCTGGGTGCGAAAAGAATTTACATGTGACCACCAGCGGTATCATGGTGAGTTTTTACATGCGCTTGCTATAGCGGTAAACACAATTCCAGATAGATCTTTGAGTTTTCAAGTGGTTTTTACTGGAATTACAGACACTTCCGATGACGTTGAGTCGAACGTCCACGGAGGAGCAATGTGGGCACGTATGCCAATACAAGCATTGGTAGCGGATGTGCCTTTAGATGATTGGCCGGAGAGGATGGAGGACCATCTTTGTCAGCCGTGGGATTGCGAATCTATTGATCACAGTGTGGTTGTAATAGATCGTGTTAGCTCAAGTCCGTGGATAGCTAAGGTTAATCATGAGTTCTATGAAGCACGGTACGTTATGACTATTGATTATACCGGAAACGCCATTGCCGATTCCCCGGATCAGCACAAACAAAGCCATCTGTTATATCTGACAGAAGGCCCGTGGGCAGGTAATATGGTGGCGTTGCCTAATAACCGGGTGCGAGCTACGTCACCCGCTTTGTGGAACACAGGAGAGGGTGCGCCTGATTTTACGCCTAGTCAGTACACACATACGGCGGAGGGGCACAGTAGCTATACAGATCCAAACATTACGTTTGATAATTTGTATTCAGAAGGGGTTGATACAAATGGCGTTGAAGAAAATACCTAAAGGTAACAAGGGCTTACCAAAGCTACCTACAGAAGTCCGGAATAAGATGGGCTTTATGAAGAACGGAGGCCCGGTAAATGCACACAAGCAGGAGGCCATGAGCCCTTGTCCAAAGCCACGGGTACGAGGTTATTAAGTAATGGCCGTTTCTGGTTCAACAGATTTTGAGTTAGATGTAAGCGATTACATCGAAGAGGCTTTTGAACGGTGTGGGCTGGAAGTTCGCAACGGTTATGACCTCAAGACGGCTAAAAGGTCGTTGAACCTGATGCTAGGTGATTGGGCCAACCGGGGCCTAAATCAATGGACAATTGATCAAACGACAATTGCTCTTACCGAGGGAACGTCTGAATATACGCTGGGTGCATCTACCATAGATGTGCTGGATGCGGTCATACGGAGAAGTGGCACGGATTTTGCGCTGGAGAGGATTAGTAGGGGTGATTACATCAATATACCCACTAAAAGCACTAAATCACGCCCTTCTCAGTTCTTTGTTGACCGACAGATAAATCCTGTTTTGAAGATTTGGCCTGTCCCTGAAAACAGCACGGATACGATAATCATTGATAAACTTGTCCGAATGGACGATGCCGATACGTTTATCAACACGATGGACGTGCCGTTTAGGTTTTACCCTTGTTTGGCGGCAGGTCTGGCGTATTACTTGGCTATTAAACGTGCCCCGGACCGTGTACAGCTTCTCAAAGCGGTTTATGAGGAGGAGTTTGAAAGAGCGGCTTCCGAAGATAGAGACAGGTCTTCTTTCAATATACAGCCGTCCATGGCCTATTCAAGGGTGCTGTAATGGCTAGGTTTGCTAATGGTAAATTTGCTTACGGAATATCAGATCGTTCTGGGTTTCGTTACAAGCTTAACGAGATGAGGCGAGAGTGGACCGGTATGTTAGTTGGTCCAGATGAATATGAGCCTAAGCAACCGCAGTTAGAGCCAAGAGTTAAAGCTGTTGATCCACAGGCTTTGCAAAACCCACGCCCGGACATTACAGATGCTTTAGAAATTCGTGTTGGGGTGCCGCTTGTTGAAGGGCCTGTTTTTAAGCCCACCGCTAGTTTTGGACAAGTTGGCACAGTTACGGTGACTACATGAGTTTCACATACGGCGAGTTAAAACAAGCGATACAGGATTACACCGAAAACGACGAAACTACTTTTGTCACTAACATCCCTATTTTTATACGCAACTCAGAAGAGCGCATACTTAAAAACGTTCAATTGTCCGAGTTTCGTAAAAACGTGGTGGGTACGTCTACTGCGTCAAATAAATATTTAGATTGCCCGTCAGACTTTCTTGCACCTTTTTCTTTGTCCTTTGAGGTGTCTTCGTCAAAAGTATTTGTTGAATTTAAAGATGTGAACTTTGTTCAAGAATTTAATCCCAACGAAAGCACTACGGGAACACCGCGTTATTACGCGTTATTTGACAGCGCCAATTTTATTTTGGGTCCTACCCCGAACGCCTCCTTGGTAGCAGAACTGCATTACTACTATCGTCCGGCCAGTTTGACCAGTTTAGCTGATTCGGCTCAATCATGGCTTAGTGAGAATGCGCCTTTGGCCCTGCTTTACGGCAGTTTGTTAGAAGCTTATATTTTTATGAAAGGTGAACAGGACGTATTGGGTTTGTACGCTTCTCAATTACAAAATGCGCTGGCTGGAATGAAGCAATTTGGAGAATCCAAGGAAGTGACAGATCAATACATGACCGGGATGCTAATAAGGCCTAAACAATGAAGTTTGAAGGAGTTACACTATCCGCTGGAACGGTTGAAGTTCAAACCACCAACCATCGTGGCTTCACTCCTGAAGAGGTTGCTGAACGGTGCCTAGACAAGCTTCTCAGTGTTTCAGACACTGCTCCCCCTGCGATTAGGGACCAAGCAATCGCATACAAGGATCATTTACGAGCAGTTCTTGTTTTTTATATGAATGAGGCTGTTAAAAGCGACAGAACTACTGTCGGAAACGCTTTGCTTTGTGCGGGGCATCAAGATTTGGCTGAACTTATCAGGAGATTATGACATGGCCTTCTCAGGAAACTTCATGTGTACGTCGTTTAAGCAAGAACTGCTTCAGGGTAAACATGACTTTACAAATAGCTCGGGTGATACATATAAGCTGGCAATGTACACCAACAGCGCCTCTTTTGATGCGTCCACCACAGCGTATACGACATCTAATGAGATTAGCGGGACAGGTTACTCAGCAGGGGGCGGAACACTAACCAACGTGACCCCAACCACCTCTGGAACAACGGCGTTGACCGACTTTGCCGACCTCACGTTCTCCAGCAGTACACTGACGGCTCGGGGTGCCCTTATATATAACACCACGGCAGGCAGTGGAAGCGGGACCACGAATACGGTTGTTGTTTTGGATTTTGGTGCAGATAAATCCTCTAGTGCCGGTGATTTTACAATTGTGTTTCCAACCGCTGACGCGTCCAACGCTATTATCAGGATTGCCTAGTCATGGCGTTTGTTGTCGCTGATCGCGTCAAGGAAAGTACCACTACGACAGGGACGGGTACAATCACCCTTGGCGGGGCTGAACCTAATTTTATTACGTTCACTTCGGCCCTGTCGGATGGTGATACCACCTATTACGCTATCGTCGATGACGCAAACCTTGCGTTTGAGGTGGGCCTCGGTACTTTTACCGCAAGCGGCACTACGTTGGCGCGAACCACGGTTCTAGCTAGTTCTAACAGCGGCTCTGCGGTTAATTTGCAGGCGGGTACGAAAGAGGTTTTTATAAACTACCCTGCTGGGAAGTCTGTGTTTTTAAACGCATCCAATCAGCTAGTGATCAATGGAACGGCAGTTACGTCCACTGCGGCAGAGCTAAATATCCTAGATGGGGTAACAGCTACAGCCACAGAGATTAACTATTTAGACATAACCACGCTTGGCACCTCGGAGGCGTCAAAAGCAGTGACCGCTGACTCAGGTGCCAAGGTTAAGTTTATTGGCACCACGTCCGTTGCCGAGATGATTGAGAAGGTTACTACCCAGACCAGCACAACGGGTACGATAAATTTTGATTTCCTGACTCAGGCAGTCGAGTTTTACACGGCAAACCAAGGGGCAAACAGGACAATCAACTTTCGTGGTGACGGCTCTACAGCCCTAAATGCTGTTATGGCTACAGGCGAAAGCATGACGGCGGCTATATTGATGACGCAGGGAAGTTCTGCGTATTACCTAAATACTTACCAAGTTGATGGCTCGTCAGTTACTCCTGAGTGGTCGGGCGGTTCTGCCCCGTCATCAGGCAACGCAAGCTCCATCGATTCGTATGTATTTACAATCATTAAGACGGCAGATGCAACTTTCACCGTCCTAGCCAGCCAGACTCAGTACGCATAATGCCTCCACTTTTAGCAACAATTGGTGCCGGTTCAGCAATAGGCTTTAACCCCGGCGCAAGTGCCCAACCCCTAACCATAAACGAATTTGTTCTTGCGGCGGGTGGGGGTGGGGGTGGACCCGCTACATCCGACGGCGGAAGTGTTGGCGGCGGTGGTGGCGGCGGTGGTGGGGTGCTGATAAAAACCAATACTCTTGTGGTTTACACCGGCACTACATACACGATTACTATTGGCGGTGGCGGGACAGGCGCACCTAACGGCAACGGCCAAGGCGGTGATGGCACTAACAGCACATTGTCTGGGCCAGACATTACAACCCAGACTGCAATTGGTGGTGGCGGTGGTGGCCCCGGCCATAACAGCTATGGTCAGGGTAGAGATGGTGGCTCAGGTGGTGGTGGAGGTTTAGGCGTAAGTACTAGAGCACAAGGAACAACAGACCAAGGGACTAATGGCGGCATCCCTAACAGCAATATAGGCGGCGCTGGTGGCGGCGGCGGAAAAGGCGCTCAAGGGGGTGACGGGTATTATGTATCTTCCGGCACTCCTAATTTCTGGTATTACGGCGGTGCTGGCGGTAACGGTACTTATTACGGCAACGCCGGTAGATATCTTGGCGCTGGAGGAGGCGGTGGCGGCTTGTACTATGTAAGTGCCGGTGGCTATTTCGGTACTGGGGGCAGTGGAGGTACTCAGAATGCTGGTAACGGCGGCTACAACTCTAGTGGGGGTGACGCCGCAGCTTATTACGGTGCTGGTGGCGGAGGTGGCTCACGCACTGAAGGGGCAACCTCTTTTAGAGGCGGTAACGGGGGTTCTGGCTTTTTTTCGATTGGCGTTCCAACAGCCGGTTATACCGTAGCTACTACGGGTAGCCCATCAACTACCATCTCGGGTGACTATACCTATTACAGGTTTGAGTCATCTGGAACAATAACCATCTCATAGGTAAACCATATGGCTCATTTTGCAGAAATTTCTGACAGCGGTGAGGTGCTTAGAGTCGTGGTAGTCAGCAATGAAGATATAAAAGATGAAAGCGATGTTGAGCAGGAACAGCTTGGAAAAGATTTTTGTCAAAATTTGTTTGGCGGCACATGGGTGCAAACTAGCTACAACAGCAATTTTAGAAAGCGTTTTGCTCCCGTGGGCGGGAAGTATGACTCTGCTAACGATGTTTTTTTATTTCCAAAGCCGTTTCCTAGCTGGACGCTAGATAGCAACTATGAGTGGCAACCGCCGACACCTTACCCCGATGACGGTGGCGCATATTTATGGTCTGAGGAGCAGGAGGGCTGGGTAGTAAATCCCAACCCTGCCGCTGAAATTTAAAGGTTATGTTATGGCTCTTGTAATTAAAGATAGAGTTAAAGAGACAACGACAACCACTGGCACTGGCAACATTGCTTTGGGTGGCGCGGCCAGTAACTTTGTTACGTTCTCTTCTGTTTTATCCGACAGTGATACAACGTACTACGCGATTATAGATAGCAACAACACAGCGTTTGAAGTCGGTCTAGGAACCTATACCAGTAGTGGCAACACCCTTGCCAGAACGACAGTGCTTGCAAGTTCTAATAGCGGGTCTGCTGTCAACTTGCAAGCAGGAACCAAGTCTATATTTTGTGCGTTCCCTGCCGACAAAGCTGTTGTAGAAGACGCCAACGGCACGGTAGTAATTGACGGTAATGTCAGCATTGAGAGTGGGCTTATAGACCTAAAGAATGGTGGCACAGCTTCTCGCATCAAATTTTATTGTGAAAGCGGAAACGCACACGCTCAGACGGTGCAGGGCGCACCGCATTCTGCGGCGGCGAGTAATACGCTGGTGCTACCTGCGACAGGAAGCAATCTTGTTTCCGACACTGCTACGCAGACGCTTACCAACAAAACACTTACGTCGCCCAAGATAAACGAAGACGTAGCGGTTACCTCAACAGCTACAGAAATCAATCTTCTTGACGGCGTTACCGCGACAACAACGGAGCTTAATTATCTAGACATAACAACGCTTGGCTTAACACAGGCATCTAAAGCCGTAACCGCAGATGCCAATGGTGTTGTTAATTTTGATGCGGGAACTACAGATGACGTAAACACAATAACGTCCAGTTCTAATGCCGCAACAATTAACCTCCAGCTTGGTAATGTCTTTGAGCATGACTTGACCGAAAATGTTACCTACACATTTAGCAATCCGGGGCCGAATAACACGGGCTCAGTGTTTATCTTGAAAATTATTCAAGACTCTAGCGCAAGAACCATTACATGGCCTACAAGTGTTGATTGGGCAGGCGGAACAGCGCCAACGCTTACCGCAACTAATAACGGTGTAGATGTGTTTGTGTTTTTTACTAGAGATGGTGGCACAACGTATTACGGGTTTACTGCCGGTCAGGCGTTCGCCTAATGAGCAACGGAGCTTTAAGACTGCTCGCAGGCTCCGGCGCTAAAGGCGACCCTGTTTACGTTGACGATGTGTTTTCTACGTTCCTGTATGACGGCAATCGATCTACGCAGACTATAACTAACGACATTGATCTTTCTGGCGAAGGCGGTTTGGTATGGCTTAAAGGCAGAGATGCGTCTGGTGGCACTAATCACCGTATGTACGATACTGTAAGAGGGGCCAATAAATCTCTTGTTCCTAATTCTGATGCCGTAGAAACAACGCATACTGACCAGCTTACTTCTTTTAACAGTAACGGATTTTCTATTGGTGCAAGTGCGGATATAAACTGGGATACACAGCCGTTTGGGACAGAGTGGGCTTCTTGGTCATTTCGTAAGCAATCAGGGTTTTTTGATATTGTTACTTACACAGGTAACGATACGGCCAGAACAATAAGCCACAATTTAGGCTCTACGCCCGGAATGATTATTGTCAAAAATGTAGATCAGGCATATAACTGGACGGTCTATCACAGAAGTATGGGAGGATATAATTATTATAACCATTTGAACACAACCACCTCAAAATTTAACAACACTGACATTTGGAATGCCGCCCCAACGAGCACAGTTTTTAGTGTAGGAACCAGTGGCAACACCAACAATAACGGTGACGATTATGTAGCCTACCTATTCGCCCACGACGCC